TATTCGTAATGAAGAATTTGATGAGGCCTTTTTAGGTCAAATTTTATTCACAGATTCAATATTAGAAACTTCGGTAGCTATTATATTGAAATCTAAGTCAGATGTTGTAAGAGCGTTTGCGAAATATCCCGAGGTGATAAGACAAAATTATCACTCAATGAGTTATAAGTATGGTCACGACTTCCCCTCAAAAACTAATTGGGGAATTCCAACAAAAGAGGTTGTTGACAAACTTATAAATGATGGGAGTATAAAGGTTTGTGTTAAATACGCTGTAAGCGGATTGGCTCATGTCGATCTTGATGCAAAACCCCATAGCTCTCATATGAAAGTCAACTGGAGTCCGGAACCCTTATATAGGCCGGAGTCTAGGGCATATTGCGATGAAGAGGAGAAGAAAGTTTGGTTCATCGAATATGCTGAAAATGACAAGTTCCAAGAAGATTGTGAGGATAAACTGGAGTACACTGGATACTCACAATCGGGAGACTGTGGTTCGCCACTAGTCATATGGAAATCTAATGTACAGCATAAGTTGCTAGGTTTTCATGTTTACGGGAGAGACAATAGAACGTACTCTTCTCTATGGAACTACGAGTGTATTAAATTTATGGTTGATAAAGTCCGTAAGGAGTTTAACAATACAGTACCCGTAGAACAACAGTCACTTTTGTATTCTGTACAGTATACAGAAAGGACTATGAAAGAACGGAAAGCCGGTTTAGGATATTTACAGATCCAGAATTGGCCTGAAGTTCAGTGGAGTGATGCAGATCACTTTGCGGGTCTTATTTTAGGGAAGGAAAAGACCCCGGGCCCCGATTGTCCTATTGGACCGTCGTGTGTTTCATTTGGCAGATTACCTAAATCTGTACCACCTACTTCTCTGGGGGAGACGAAATGGCGCAAGTCACCTTTTTGGGGTGCTTTTGATGTCCATTACGAACCGGCCGTACTTAGTATCTATGATAAAAGGTTAACGGCTTACCCTCCCCCGAACAGAATGGGCAATCCATCTCTGTTAACGCGTCCTGCTGTCCTTCGGACAGATGTGTCGCCACCAATGTCTAAAGATATGTTAAAATCTTTAGATGCCTGCTATAAATATATGTTAGAGGAATACAAAATCTTGTTTGAAGATGCTTTGATCCCCGCAAGTTCTGATATTGTTAAACAAATAATCGAACTAGGGTTGAATTCGCATCCAAAATTTGAGAGTGTTCAACCTCTTGACATATCCAATAGTAGTGGATTCCCTTGGATTGAAAAAGGGAAGAAAAAGAACTTTTGGGTGGAACTTAATGAACGTACTGGTGAGAGGAGAATATGTCAACCAGTTTTGTTTAAAGTTCTAAGTCAAAAGATCTGTGCGGGATTTTCTTTGAGGAGAACGACTAGTTTCACAGTCACCAAGTTGAAAGATGAATTAGTTTCTTTAAAGAAAATTGAGATAGGGAAGACCCGTACCTACAATGTAGCCCCTATCGAGGAAGTTATCATGAGTCGTGGTGTTTACGCACCATTGGTTCATGCTTACTATAGTAAATCTAAAGCTCACGCGGTGGGTATAGATGTACATAGTATCCAGTGGGATATTATGATAAAGAGGTTGTTAAAATTTAAAAACTTTATCAATCTGGATTATAGTGAATACGATTGCCGGCAACGGTCCGTATTTGCGAGGATTGCATACTCCATCTTAATCCATGGAGCACCAAAAGAGGAATTAAAAGAAGTAACAAATCTAAGGTTTGTGATAGCCGAAACAGATATTAATACTCTTATGGTGGATAATGATTCAATTTATATGGTCGAACGTTCGAATAAGAGCGGTATCACACTAACGACCATGATAAATTGTCTTGTTAATGAATTGCAATTGATGTATGCTTTTGAAAGATGTTTGCCTGAAGAAAAACGAACAGATTTCTACACGTTATGGAAGGAGAATGTAGAATTTGTTTGTTTTGGTGATGATGTCCTGATGAGTGTGAGCGATGAAGTGAAGGAGATTTTTAATTATGAAACAATCGCACGAGAATTAACTTTAATTGGACATGTTATCACGCCAGGCAATAAATCTGGAGAAGTATACAAAACGTGCAGCTTGGAGGAGTGTACGTTTTTAAAGAGGTCTTTCAAACCTGATAGATGGTGGTTGGGATGTTTAGATAAGAAAGCTATTGAAAAATGTTTTTCTTGGTCGAAACTACC